TCATGCTGCCCGTACCGCCATCGCCTTCGCCTTGAGAGCGTGAACGTACTGCTTGGCGTTGATGATTGTGACGGCGGCACCCGCGAGTTTCGCCAAATACATCCCGCCCCCAGCCTCATCGAGCCGCTCGAGTGATGCAAGCTCATCACGCAACGTCATCGGATTGATGACCGGGGCGTCCTGCTGGAACATGCACCACATGCCGTACCAGACGGTCGCGTGCCGCTTGTCCGCGAAGTCTCGTTCGTCCAGCCCAGCGTGTCTAGCCTCATGGAACGCCTCGTTGTTGATGAGGATGGCACCGAGCAACGCCATCTCGCATTTCAGCCGCGTGTCGTCGCTCATTATCGGCAACATGGCCTGATCCCTTTCCAGTCGCTCAACCCGATGTCGTAGCGATCTTTCACTCATGCCGACCACGAGGAGCCGCGCCGGCGGCGCTTCGAGTAGCGATCAGGGGGCCGTTCAATACGAGACAACCCACTCGCAAATGTGAGGATGAAGGCATCCGCCAAGTCAGGCGAACCCATTTCCGGCAACCGCTCCTTCATCTTGTCTTTCGACTCGACTACGAGCTTGCCCTGGCTACCCGGCACGTCATATTTGACAGAAGTCAGTTCGGAAATCAACCCCGCGTCGTCCGGCATCGAAACGTCGCGGCCCTCGAACCACTCCCGCGCAGCGAACCAGAGCTCGTCCCGCAACCGCCGATACCGTTCCTTCACCGACGGCGATTCGGCCACGTTGACGCCGCGCACCGGAGCGCCGAGTTCCTTCAGACGGTCGACAACCCCGGCTCCCATCCCGATCACGTCGACCAGGATCTCGACCGGGCGCGAGGCGTCGGTGCATTCCATGTACTGCTCGAAGACGATGCCCGCCGTCTGCATCGTGTCCTTGTTGCGCCACGACTGAACCTCCTCGAGCAGCCGGTTGCCCTGGCGCTTGGCGAGGGTGCTGCGGTCATCGCCGTACCGGGCAACGTCCACGCCCCAGACCGGTTTCACCGCCAGCGGCACGACGTCGCGGTTGAGCGCGGCCTCGACCAGTCCGAGCGGCACGACGACGTCGTCCTCGGAGGTCGGGAAGTCACCGAGCACCCGCACCCGGTAGACGTTGGAGTCGATCCCGTACCGGGCGACGATGTCCTCGACGTGGCCGGTCGCGGTCGGCACGTCCAGCGACGAGACGTGCATGACCGACCACCGCTCGCGCAGCTTGTGGAAGGCGTCGTAGAACAGGCCCGATGTCCGCGTCGGGTTGCCCGGCATCAGCACCTTGGCACCGCGCGAGGCGAGCGCGCCTTGAGCCACCTCGAAGACGCTCTCGTGGATGCCGGACGCTTCCTCGATCACAAACAACAGGTTGGGCGACTGGAACCCCTGGAGCGCCTCGGGCCGTTCCCGCGATCCCGTCCGCGCCACGGCGAACCCCTCCTCCGGTTCGGCCTTTAGGTAGAGGCGCTGGGTCTGAAGCTCGAGTTGCGACTGGAGCACCTTGGGCAGCTTCCGGTACCAGTGCGCGAGTTCCGGCCAGACCACGTCGGACAGCTGGTCACTCGAGTTCGCGGTGACCGGAATCTTGCAAGGCGTGTGGGTGAGGAGGAACCAGAGGATGCACCACGAGATGAACGCCGTCTTGCCGATCCCGTGGCCCGACCGAATCGCGAGCCGGTCCTCGGTGGCGAACCTCGTCAGCGCCTCTGCTTGCCAGGGACGCGGGGTGACGCCGAGTACTTCAGTTACGAACAGGAGTGGGTTCGGGCGTGACATCAACCACGCCTGCTCCCACCCCGTCGTCAGCTTCGCGACCTCGTTGCTCAATGGACCGTAGTATCCTCATGAAGTTGGGGCCGACGTCGTGCTCTATCTTGCCGTTGAACTTGTCCCCGTACTTGTCAGGCTTCGCGCCCTTCAGCAGGAACACGAGCAGCCGGTCCGAGTACTTGGTGATCTCGCCGACCTCTTCGCCCGCGCTGTTGTAGACCGCGACCTCGTAGCCCATCGCCCGACGCCGCGCCTCGGCCTCAAGGTAATCGCCGGCGACCTCCAGCGCAAGCGTCCAGGCGTAGGCGAAGTCGGCGTCGTCGTTGCGCCAGTCGTAGACGGTGGAGAGATCGCACTTTGACGATCGCGCCGATGCGCTGACGTTGCCGGTCGCCGCCAGGTTTTCGAGGAACTTGTTCCGCTTCGCGGCGGTGGTGATGACGCCCTTACGTGCCATCCCGCTCGGCTGCGCGGTTCATGGCGTCGACGCGCCGCTCGGCCTTGTTGCGGTCGCCGTACCCGCCAGTGTCGCGCAACCGCCCCGCGCTGTCGGCCAGGGGGTGGCCGTCGCGCCCGACGATGCGGTAACCGGAGTCGGTCTTCTGCACCCTGGCGTGTGCCCCCGCCGACTTGGGGACCGGGCGCCGGGCCTGGGCGGGCCTACGCGGCGATGCCATCGCGCTGGGCGCGTTCGCGCTTGGCAGGCTCTCCGTTGATCGCGGCGCTGCGCCGCTCGGCCTTCTGCTGGTCCGCGTACCCGCCACCGTCGCGGATGCGCCCGGCGTCATCGACCATCAGCGATCCGTCGGCCCCGATCAGGCGGTAGAGCTCGCCGTCCTTGCGAACCGAGCACGGGAACCGGGCCGGGCTGACCGGATCGGCTACTTCTGGCTCGGGAGCGGGGGGTTCGGGTTCGGGAACGACCTCATCGGTCGCGGCATCGACCGCCTCGGGGGCAGGGGTCTTGTCTTCGGTGTCGGCGGCTGTGCGTCTCTTCCTCGGCATGGGGATTGCTCCTTGTCCGTGGATGCCCTGGACGCTGTTGCACCCGCCTTACCACAGGTCGAGGTCAAAAGAAAGCCCCGCGCGGGGCAGAGCCAGTTCTCACTTAGGGAGGATCGTAAGGTCGGTCGGGAAACCAACCGAGCGGGAGTCTACGCCTCTGGCTCGGGGATGTCCAACTGCAAGTTCAGCGACACCGGGCGCCCATCCTCCGTCGACAGCTTGAACGCCACGAGCGTGGAGTGGCCGGGGATTTTGACGCCAGCCTCGCGCGCCTGCTTCACCCCCTCGCTCACCTGCTTCATCGTCTCGCAGATCGTCTCATCGATGTCGTTCCGTTTCATGCTTCCGCTCCCGCGCCAAGATCATCCAGCGTAAGTGGCTTGGCGGCTGAGTTGTTTTCGTAAGGACACCCAGGCACACCGCACGGCATCACCGCCGGCATCGGATGGTCGAAGTCGTAGACGTTTATCCCACACTGGCTGCACTGGGTTACGATGTCAGGGTTCCCAGCATAAACCTGGACCATGCGCCATTCCCGCTTCGCCGCGTTCGTCGCCATGCGCCGGAAGAACGCGAGGGTTTCCACACACGGCCCGTGCTTCGCCGCCATCAGCTTGAACACCCCCAGCAGCATCGTGTCGCGTTTTGACCACGCGGTCTGAACCGCACGGACACGAGATTGCGCGATTTTCACCTGGCGATCGGCGTCCGCCTGGACCGCGTCAAGCCTCGCTGATGACAGTGCCGGTGGCCGGAAAAGCCACTTGTCGACGTCCTTCGGCTGCTGCCGCTTGCGCTTGGTCATATCTGCTCCTCCGGTGTCGGGCGCGGAGCGGCCCGTAAACCCTCGAGCGGGACCAGCGTCAGGCCGAGCCTGAGTTCGGTCGCCGTCGCATTGGGGAACTCCTCGGCCAGCATCGTGACCAACCGGTCCTGGTGCTCGGCCCAGAGCTCGCGGACGCGGCCTCGGATTCCGGCCACCACGTCGATGCGCGCCACGCGGTCGAAAGAACGGGGGGGGTTAATTCGATTCCTCCAAAAGCTCGCGGACGCGGTCCATGCATTTCTCCAGCGTCACGTAGGCCTCGATCTGCGACCTGTCGCGCGCGAAGTGCCCGCCGCTCGCATGCTTCCACTCGACCAGGAACCCGCGCGACAGCGCCTTGACGACGACCTTCTTCATCGGCAGCCCTTTCGCTATCGGGGGTGGTTTGGTCTGGCAACGAGGCTGAAGCCCCATGGCGTTGAGCACAGCGATGATCTCGTTCAGCGTCACCCGCCCCAGGTTGTCCATCCGCAGCAACTCAGCGGCGCTCTTCTCCATCAGCTGCGCCACCGTCTCGACGCCCCCGCCTCTCAGCGTGTTGTGGCCCCGGACCGATAGCTCGAGGTCGCGAATCTGTAGCTCGTCCGTCGACGGGTTGAACGGATCGCTCATGTGCGCCTCAGACCCAGGTGCTGCTCCAGCATCTCGAACTCCATCAGTTCCTCGCTCTTCACGACGTGGTTGGCGATGCCGAACTTGAACGTCTTCACCGGCTGGAGCGGCATGGCCCACTCGGGATACCACCCCAGCAGCGCCACGCGGCACTCGCCCCGATACTTCGCCTGGACGTAATACGGTTGCGGATACTTGCACACTACTGGGCGCATCAAGTGGTTGGCATTGACCGCCGTCTTCACGTCGATGACGTGTTCTCGAGGAAACGTGTCCGCGACTATAACCGTGAAGTCGATCCCCTTGTCGCCCGCCGGGCGCATCGAGTAGTCCACCTCGAGTCCGTAGGTCTGCCCGAACGCGGCCTCCCCCACCTTGCCGATGAAGTCGCCGTCCTTTGCCAACCCCTCGCGGTACGTCCCCGACGCCTTGTGCATAGCCATGCACTCTGTCGCGTACTGGCGGCACCGCGCCGACACCTCGGGCGGCAACACCACCTCGATCACAGCCACAGGGTCCACCCAGGTGGCCGGTCGACCTCGCGGTAGCCGCACCCCAGGCACAACCGCCCGGCGAAGTGGAACCGGAGCACCTTCGGCCAGAAGCTCGCCCCGGCGTACCACGGTCCGGCGCAGCGCGGGCACGTCATGCCGCCCACCTACGGATGAAGCTGATGGCTTTCGTCAGAGCCGCAACAACGGTCTTGTGGTTGGACATGTGGACGTCAGCGTCTCCCCGGCGTATTGCCAGCACCTCGTAGCGGCCAGGACTAAGCCCGTCGTCAAAGTCCTGAACTGACACCATGTATCCGTCCGCACCCTCGACCTCGTACTCAAACACATTGCCCATTTCAAACCCCCACCATCGCGTCGAACCTTGACTGCACCTCGGCGCGCATCTCCGTCAGGATCCGGCGCACCGTCGGCCCCAGCGGCGTGTCGCTCACCGGCTTCTCGAGTTGCTGGTCGATCTTCGTCAGCCGGGCCGCGAGCACCTCGGTCGTCTCGGATGCTTCCTCGGCCTCGACCTCCTCGCCACGCCACCACCGGCCACGCCGTCCCGCCGGCGGCTCGGCTGGCCTCGGCATGAAGCGAGCGCAGACCGTGTCCACCTCGCCCAGCGTCGGCCACCAGGGTGTCTTCTTGACCTTGAGCACGGCCCAAGCCTGGTCGAGGACATCGACGGGGTAGCGGGTGAGGTGCTCGTGGTACAGCGTCATGGCGACGGCACGGTCACCGTCGGTTGGTTCCTTGAAGATCGCCATCATCTTGACCATCCAGTGGTCGGCGACTTCGGTCCAGGTTGCCATGATCAGGATGCCCTCCAGTGTGATGGGGAAGAATACCTCACTCCATCGTCGCCTTCAACTCGCGCAGTTCCTTCCGCAGCTTCTTCGCCACCTTGCCGAGCCGGATGCGCTCGGCCCTTTCGTCGCGGTTGCGGTCGCAACGTGCCCACCGACGGTCAATGTCCTCGGCCTTGTCCATGTCCGGCGGGGGGTTAAGGCGGTACTCCCCGCACCAGTGCCCGGCAGCAACCGGCAGCGGCTCGGGATAGCGCCGACAGGCAATCATCTCGCTGGCTTCCTTGAACTGATGCCCGTAGGTGCGCCCCTCTTTGTGGTCGTACTTGAAGCTGCAATGGGCACACGACAGGTAGGATGGTTCAGCCACGCTCTCCCTCCCTCCACAGCTTCCGCAGGAATACCACCAGGACGACGAAGCCGCCCAGCGCCGTGCAGGCAAACGCCACGATCGCACCGACACCTACCAGCCCCGCGATCACCAGCAGCGCGTTCTCCCAGGCCATCACGTCGATGTCCTCGCTCTCGCTGCTTCCAGGCGCTCCATCGAGGTGAGTTTTCCACGACGCCGTCTGGCGCCAGGACCGTAGAACTCAGCGTCGTAGATTGGGGGGTAGCCGTGGTCGTTGCAGAAGGCCTGAACCTGCTCTTCAGACCATTCGGAAACAGGTGATGACCCCACCCCTTGGGGGGGGTAGGGGGGGGACTCTTCTGTAACTTTAGGTGTAAGTGTAGAGGGGATTGCAGCATCTGCATTCGGTGGGGATGGAGGTTTCTTGTTGTTCCACCGTGCCTTAGAGCGAACGCTCTGCGCTTGGCTGCGGTTGGCTGCTCTCTCGAGCTCCTGAAGCAGACGGTGTTGGGTTATCCAGTTCCCGGTGGTCTGACAGAACTCGGAGATGAGGGGTGCGATGAGGCTGTCGAAGGTCTTCGCCGTGACCCCCAGCTTGTGGGATATCCACTCTGGATCGTTGGGGATTCGACCGCGTGGTGCCTTCCACATCAGCAGCAGGATATCGAGGTAGGCACCGCGCTGCTCGAAGGTCAGGTGGTGGGTGGCACCCTGCCAGTCGTCCACCCAGAAGCACAGGTACGGGAGCTTCGACATCACGGCTCCCCGTCGTCGTCCATAGCTGTCATGTAAAGTCCCCCCTTCGCAGGGAAAAGGAACCGGGCACCTTGGCGAAGGCAAGGCAGAGGGGCGATCAACCCTGCCCGGCTGAGTTGGATGCTACCCGTCCTCGGGTTGCCCGGTCAAGGCGCGCCGAGATCGGAAGGGTGCGGCGCTCATGGCTCGGATGGCCGCGAGCACTCGATCGTCCTTCATCAGTTCACGCTCCTCCTCATCTGTCGCCAGCCTCAACGCGCCGCCGTCGGTGAAGAAGAGGAACGTCTCGCAGCAGAGACAGATCGAGGCGTCACCCGCCGTTGGGCGCAGGGCGGAACTGTCGGCTGCGGTCGCGGCGTCCAGCACCGCGTTGCACGACGGGCAGCTGCTGGGGCGGACGCCCTCGCGGGGGTCACTCACTTCCGGTACCGGCGTCGGTCGGATTCTCGGTCAAGGCGGTGTTGAATGAGTCGGCAATGGCGAGCGCCTGGACGAGCGAGGTCGAGAGCGCGGATCGCACCCAGGTCGCGGCAGAGAGGCGCGCGCTCATCCATCATGGGTGGCTCTCATCGAACGGCCCCAGGTACTCGCGCACCGCCGTCTCGTGGCTGTTGTCTTGCAGGACCGACGGGCGGCGCCGGGTGCAGCCTGGGCACAGCACCTCCTGGGCGTTCACGATCCACCCACGGAGCCGCGCCTCGCTGATGGCGCTCGGGGGCCAGTCGATGGTGTTCACCAGGAGAAGCGGCTCGTCACGCTTGATGGCCTCGAAGTCATCCGCGCTGTGGTCGTTGTCGCAGGTGAAGACGAGTGCCGGCGCGCCGCCGTGGCTATCCAGCGTCGTGATCGGCATCGGCCCCGCCCGACTCACCCCGCATGGTTCCAAGCTGGTGCTCGTCCCAGGTGTTGATGACAAACGCGGCAACCATGCCGGCCACCGCCGGACCATCGCCCGCAACTCTCACCTCCTTGCCGTCGCGGACGATGTAGCCGCCCCTCACCGCCGTGATCTTGATCGTCGCCTCGGACACGGCCTTCTTTGACGCAGGCGGTTGCTCACCGGCCATCGGTTGTCCAGTCATCGCACGTACTCCTCCAGTTGTTGGATCTGCCGGTCACCATTAAATCAATCCCCTATCCTTCAGCAGTCGTTCGCAATCGTCTATCGAGCGGGCGATCTCGTAGGGCACGCCAGCGGTTTCGCATGCGGCTTGGAAGGTCTTCTGGCTCGTGCTCAGTTTCCCCGCCGTCGTGTCGTAGCTCTTCGGGCGCTTCAGTTCGATCAGGAGGACACCCGGTTGCCAGACTGGGGCCGGGTCCACCCCCCACATGAACACCAGATCGGGCGCGCCCGCCAGCATCCCCTCGGCCTTCAACCTGGCACCGGCCACCCGCGACCGTGGGTTGTTCGGGACGCTGAACCAGATCACGGGGACGCGCCAGTGGATCATCCGCAGCCATTTCACGATGCCCCTGTGCAGTTCGGATTCGGTCATGAGACGTTCTCAACGTGGACACTTCGGTGCGTGGCACCCTCGGCCTTAACTGCGTAAATCATTGCGGGGCGATCACATGCCAAGCGACGGGCTACCATGCGCGCCTCGTCCAAGGTGGGGGCGTCCCCATATTCGCGATAACGCCGACCGTGGTGAACACAGACGTGGAAGTAGTCGGCGGTTGCGATTATGCGTGCTTCAAACTCTTGCCGGTTCTCACTCATGCCTGGAACACCATCACGTACTCATGGACGCGGATAAGTTTG